GGCCGCGCCGGCTCAGCTCGACGACGGGACGCTGGCCGACACAATAGCGCAGCACCGCTCCCTGGTCGGTCGTGCCCGGAGCGTCTGGCAAGCCGCGATGGAAGCAGGCGACGTCAACGGTCCGAAGTACCAGACCTCGTATAACCAGAGTCTCCGCACGCTGGTAAGCCTCGAGGAGGAGCAGGAGCGCCGCCTGATCCTGTCGAAGGACTATATCGCCGCGAAGGAGGCGAGCGAGGCGATGAGGCAACTGATGGGCGACGTCGTCAACCGTCTCGACAAGCTGGCCCTCGACGTGGCCGAAGGGTGCAACCCCGAGAACCCGGCGAAGGCCGTGAAGGTGCTCGAGGCCTGGGTGCGTCGAACGAAGGCCGACCTTTCATCGACCGATGAATAAGACCGACCTGCTGCGCATCGGGCGCGAAGTGCTCAAGCCGTCCGACTCGGGCGACATCGTCGAGTGGCTCGAGGAGAACGTGCTGGCCATCCCTGACTCGCCGATGCCCGGGCCGTTCCGCGCCGAGCGCACGCCGTGGATCGGGGAAGCCCTGCGTATCCTTTCCGACCCAGAAGTGCGGATGGGCACGGTGCTCGCGAGTATCCAGTCCGGCAAGTCGCTACTGGCTCGGCTGCTCCTCTGCCACATCATCGCCGAACGCCCCGGCCCTGCCATGGTCCTCCAGGCTACGGACAGCGAGGCCAAGGACTGGGCCCTTCGCTACCTCCGCCCTGTGTTCAACAACTGTCCGCCGGTGAAGGCCAGACTCTCGGGCGACGACCTCGACCGCTCGACGACGGTGGACTTCGACCGCATGACGCTCTACTGCCGCGGCCTGCATAACGAGACGAACCTTCAGCGCCTGTCGCTTCGCTACACGATCGCCGACGAGTGCTGGATGGCGCCGAGCGGGCACCTCGCTGAACTGAGCGCGCGCGTCACGGCCTTCGGCTGGATGGGCAAGCGCATCTTCATGTCGCAGGGCGGACGAGCGGGGCAGGAGTTCCACCAGCTGCATGAGTCGACGGACCAGCGTGACTGGAACTTCCGTTGCCCGGTCGAAGGATGCGGACACCTTCAGCCCTGGGACTGGGCTCAGATTAGGTTTCCAGACGAGGCCAAGACGACGGGCACATGGGACTTGATGAAGGTCTCGAACGGCACGACCTACGAGTGCGCCGGCTGCCAGACCCGCTTGCCTGACAATAACGCCACGCGACTTGAGGCCAACCGCCGTGGTGAGTTCGTGGCCACGGCCGCGTCGAGCAATTCGGGCTACGTCGGCCTGCACTGGAACTCGCTCGCGTCGATGAGCTGGGGCGAGCTGGCTGTCATGATGATCAAGGCGAAGGAAGCCGCCGACATGTACGGCGACGAGGAGCCGCGTCGCATCTTCAAGCAGAAGCGTCTTGCGATGCCCTGGGCGGAGGAGGGCGGCGAGATGGTCGCCTTGGCCGAGGCCTCGAGCTACAACATGGCGGACGACTGGGACCGCGAGGCCGTGATCACGCCGAAGGGAAAGGTCGTCGACCGTGAAGGAGCGCCGGAATGGTCGTTCCCATTCCGCACGATGGGCGTCGACTTTCAGGCCGAAGGTCACTTCTGGGTCGTCATCCGCCGATGGTCGAAGGTCGGGCACAGCCGCCTGATGGTCTTCTGCAAGGTCGAGACGTGGTCCGACTTGGCTGCCTTGGCCAAGAAGCACAACGTGCATCCGGCCCTCGTCCTCGTAGACTCCGGCTATTCTGCGACCACCGTCTACCGCGAGACGGCCAAGCGTAACTGGAAGACGGCCAAGGGTTCGGGCAATGACGACTTTGCGGTCACGACCCGGGACGGCAAGCAGAGCCGCCGCTTCTATTCCGACAAGCAGACCATCGTCGTCCCTGGCATCCCGCAACGCGCGGTGCTCATCCTGCACTCGAACACGGGGAACAAGGACCTGCTCCACGGCCTCCGCTCGAGGAAGGTCTTTTCGTATTCACAGGACGCTGGGGAGGACTACGTCAGCCAGATCAACGCGGAGGTGCGCGTCAAGGACCGCCGGACGGGCAAGCCTATGTGGATACTTCCCCAGGGGAAGAAGGACAACCACGCCTTCGACTGCGAACTGCTCTGCCTTCTGGCCGCCGTGCGCTGGGGTGTCGTGGGCAAGGAAAGCACCGAGAACTCCTTGCCTTCCGAGTCGTGATGGGCACACTTTACTCAAGCGGCGGCGCCGATGGTTTCGGGAATGGAAGAAGCTCGAGGCGTGGACATGGGCGTCGCCGCCCCTCTCGTTGCCAATTACGGCAAGACTAAATGGCACAAGGACTTTTCATCGGCCTGACCGAATGTGAGCTGCTCGACCTGAAGGCCAAGGCGCTCGCCCTGATCATGGACGGCAAGACCCTGATGTCGTACTCCGACTCCGGCTCCTCTGCGACCAAGCAGTTTGCTTTGCCCCCGAAGGAGATGCTCAACGAAGCCATGTTCGCCCTGTCCCGTCTCGACCCAAAGAAGTACGGCAGCCGCATCACGATGGTGCACTCCCGCTGGGACAACCGTCTCGACTGATTTATGGCACCCCGCAAGAAGCCCGTACCGACCGGCAGCCTCCGTCCGAAGCCGGCGAAGAAGGGCAGCAAGACGACGCTGACCGCCGCGGCCGCGTCTCCCGGTGCCGCTTTCAACAACCAGTACAGCGGCAACACCTGGGGCAGCACCGCCGTCACCTACGCCCGCCGCGTCATCTTCGCTCCGCAGCCGGACGATATGCGCCGCGACTTGGCGCCGTGGGACCGCAACGAGATGGTCAAGAAGTGCCGATGGGCCGAAAGGGAGTCCCCGCTTTTCAAGCAAATCCTGAACGACTGCGTGATTTATGTCTGTGGGGACGGTATCAAACCGCAGTCCCACGCCGAAGACCCGAAGACCGCCGAGCTTCACGAAGCATACTTTGCGATGAAGGCCAAGCGACTGGACGTCTCCGGCAAGTCTTTCTACCAGTCGCAGGCCATCCTTACCCGGGCCATGATCCGCGACGGCGACGCCTTCTCCCTGAAGGCCAACCTCGACGGCGAGGCGAAGACGCAGATCATCGAAGCTCACCGCGTGGGCGACCCGACCGACGCCGATACCCCTGCGGACTGCTGGGACGGCATCGGCTTCGGCAAGTATAACGAGCCGATTTACTATTCCGTCTATCAGGCCGACGGCTCCTCCCGCAAGGTCGAGGCGCAGTCTGTCATGCACATCGTCGACATGGAGACGGCCAGCGGTTCCCGCGGAGTGCCGGTGCTTCAGTCTTCGCTGACGGCTATCCAGGACGCCAAGGAAATCCTCGAGCTCGAGCGTCGAGCTGTGAAAGACAACGGGGACACGGTTCGCGTAATCAAGAAGGGTTCAGGCTTCCTCGACGAAGACGCGGCCTCCGAGATCGGATCCGTCGGAAATACGGCTTACGACCTCGCCAACCAGATGGGCGGCAAGGCCATCGTGCTCGAGTCCTCAGACTCTTTCGAGTCCTTCGAGAGCAAACGCCCGAACAGCACCTTCGTCGGCTTCCTTCAGGCGCTCGAGAAGGACATCTGCTCCATCCTGCCTTACGAGTTCGTGAAAGACCCGACCTCCGCCGGCGGGGCTTCCGTCCGCCTCGTCACGGCCAAGGCCGCCCGCGTCTTCGGCAAGTACCAGAATGTCATCATCGAGACCTTCTGTCAGCCGACCTACGAGTATGTGATCGCCGACGGCATCGCTAAAGGTGAAATCCCTGACGACCCTCGCTGGTGGTCCGTTTCCTGGACGACCCCGAAGTCCGTCACCGTCGACGCTGGCCGCGAAGCCGCGAACGATCGTGCCGACATCGAGATGGGTCTTATGTCGCCCAGCGAACTGTTCGGGACCAGGGGACTCGACTTCCGCACGGAGTCTATCAAACGGGCCGCCGACATGGCGTTCCTGCAAGACCTCGCAAAGCAGTACGGCATCCCGTTCGAGCTGCTGTTCCGCCCGACCAACACGCCCCTCGGCACGGTCGCCCAGGTCGACACAGCCGAGCCTCAGCCCGGCGTCTCTCTAAACGAAAAATAATATGCGCTTCCTTACCCGCTCTCTCAAGGCCCGCGAGCCGATGCTTATCGAGCCCTCGAAGGCTCAGGACTTCGCCGCCTACGCCGAGAAGTTCGGCTTCTCCGACATGCTCGCGCAGATCTTCGGCGTGGCCCCGGTGCCTTACATCCAGAACGGTGTCGGCATCGTGCCTATCGCCGGCCCCATCGGCAAAGGCCTGTCGCCCCTGGAGAAGATGATGGGCGCCGTGGACGTGAATGACATCTCCGCCGCCGTCGACCTGTTCGCCGCGGACCCAGCGGTCGAGAAGATCGCCTTCCATGTCTCCTCCCCTGGCGGAACGGTCACGGGCGTCGAGGAACTGGCCAATAAGATCCGCGACCTGTCCAAGCCGACCATGGCCTACACCGACACGGAGATGGCTTCGGCTGCCTACTGGCTTGGCTCTCAGGCCGACCGCGTCGTCGCCAGCCCTTCCGCCACAGTCGGTAGCGTGGGCGTCTACATGGCCATCCCTGACATGTCCAAACTTTACGAGTCATCGGGCGTGCGCATGGTCGTCATCAAGTCCAGCGGCTCCCCGCTGAAGGGCGCCGGCATCGAGGGCACGTCCCTCTCCGACGAGCAGGTCGCCGACCTACAGGCCTCCGTCGACGGCATTCACGAAGACTTCAAGGCCGCCGTCCGTGCCAAGCGTAAGATGGTCGCCGACTCCGCCCTCCGCGGTCAGGTCTTCTCGGGCAAGCAGGCCGCCGCCCAGGGCCTCGTCACCGGCCTCGCCGACTCCTTCTCCAAGGCGCTCGCGTCCTTCTGATGGCCGTCCCTGTCCCCGACTACGTCAGCGAAGCCGCCAAGCGCGGCCTTGCTTGGCATGCCGAGGGCAAGTCAGGCGACGGCGTGACGGAGCAGACCCTGCGGGAAGCCCGTGACATGGCCTCGGGCAGCGTGTCCGAGGACAAGGTCCGACGCATGGGGCCTTGGTTCCAGCGTCATCAGGGCGACATGACCGCCCCGAAGAACAAGCCCGACAACAAGGACTTCCCAGGCGCCGGCGCCGTAGCATGGGCGCTGTGGGGCGGACCTACTTCGGGCGACATCATGCGAGCCGCCAAGTGGGCCGAGGCCAAGGCCGAGCAGCTCGACGCCGAAGCATCCGCGAAGGCCATGGCCGCCGCACCAATCTCAACACCAAACCAAAGCACGAACATGCCCCGCATCTTCACCGACATCGACGACACCATCCTGAAAGACGGCCAGCCCGTCGAGAAGGTCATCGCCTACATCGACGAGGCCGCCGAGGAGGTCGTCGTCCTGACGAACCGCCCGGAGTCCGATCGCGAGAAGACGGTCTCCGACCTCGAGGCCATCGGCTTTGAGTACGACGCCCTGATCATGAATGACTCGGGCGAAGAAGCCCCGTCCTTCAAGGCCTCCGTCATCAAGGCCGAGCTCGATGCGGGACGCCCGGTCGACCTGTTCATCGACAACCGCAAGGACACGCGCGACGCGGTCTCCGCCCTGGGCGTGGAAGTCATGGACCCTGCCGATGTTCCTGACGTCGTCGAGGAAGACGCCGCGGAAGAAATGCCCGTCGAGGCCCCTGTCGCCCCCGAGGCCAAGGTTGCCAAAAGCGGCAAGTTCAACATGACCATCGAAGAACAACTCGTTCAGGCTGCCGCCTCCATGGCCGGCCTCACCGCTGAACGCGATGACCTCCGCTCCACGGTCGAGAAGCTCACCGTCGGCGCCGCTTCCGAACTGGAAGCCCTGAAGGTCGAAGCCGCCGCCAAGGATGCGTCCATCGCCTCCCTGACCGAAGTCGTCAAGACCGTCGAAGCCGAAGCCGCCGCGCTGAAGGCCAAGGTCGCCGAGCTCGAAGCCAACAAGGCCAGCGCCTCGAAGGAAGCCGCCAAGATCGTGGCGTCCTTCGGCACCGAGCCGGTCGAACTCCCGAAGGGCGACTCGCCCGCGAAGATGAGCAACGCCGACATCAAGGCCGCTTACCTTGCCCTCCCTGCTGGTCAGGCCCGCATCGCGTTCTTCAACGCGCACAAAGCCGCTCTCCTTTCCCTCTAACCCTCACCCAATCCTAAATACCTACTATGGCTACCGTCCTCCCCACCGCTCCGGCTATCCTGTCTGACTACATCGTCCAGACCGTCGCCGGCAAGCTGCCCATCCTCAACAACGTCTCCGTCAACCTCTCGGCCTCCGTCGGCCGCGCTGGCAAGACCGTCTTCGTCCCGATCATGGGCTCGGGCACGGCCTCGGAGTTCAACAAGTCGACCAACACCCTCGCCACCGTCGACGGCGCCACGATGACCAACTCCTCGGTCACCCTGAAGCACTTCAAGTACGTCGATGAGTTCAGCCCCCTGGACATCCAGGAGTTCGGCATGCAGTACCTCATCAACGCCTACGCGAAGACCGCTGCTCAGGCCATCGTCGACAAGACCTGGGCCGAAATCGGCTCCGTCTTCACCGCCGCCAACTTCGCCACGTCTGAAACCGTGACCGAAGCCAACTTCGGCTACGACGACGTGACCCAGGCTCAGTACCTCCTCGACGCTGCCAAGGCTGGCCAGCCCCGCTCCTTCCTCGTCGGCAACGGCTACCTCAAGAGCCTCCGCAACGACTCGAAGATCTACGGCTCCCTCAACCCGAGCGCCAACACCGTCGTGACCTCCGGCAACGTCGGCCAGGTCGCTGGCATGGACATCTACCAGTGGAACCAGATCCCGGCCAACGGCGAGAACCTCGCTGGTGTCGCCATGGGCCCTGACTCCCTCCTCGTCGCCACGGGCGTGCCGATGGCTGAAATCGCCGGCTTCACCTCCAGCGTCGCCACCGCCGAGTCCGGCCTGTCCATCCAGGTCCTCGTCGGTCAGGCCGAGACGGGCAACATCCGCTGCATCGCCCAGATCCTGGTCGGCGCCGCGAAGGGTCGCTCGACCTCCCTCGTCCGCTACGTCACCGCCTAATAGCGGCCGACATGGCAACCGAAGGGGCTCCGCAAGGGGCCCCTTTTTTGTGCCTCTTTGCCAATCTCGGCAGGGTTATGAGTCTGTACGCTGAGTTCCTCCCTGACGCCAAGGAGATGATCGCGGACTTCGGCGTGGCCGGGTCGGCCAATTCTGGGGCCATCACTTTCCTCTGCATGATCACCGACCCCGCCGTGATGACGGTCCTCGAAGCAGGCGGTTATTGCGAGCGGACCCAGTACAATGTCCGTCTCCCCGCCGCAACGGCCTCCTGGAGCCTCCCAGACGGGTCTATCGGGGCATCCACGGCCATCATCAGCGGCGGCTCTATCATCCCGTCCCTCGCCCAGGGAAAGAAGATAGTGGCCGGCGGGAAGACCGTCCGCATCACGACCCAGACCTACAAGCCCGGGTCGGCATGGGTCACGCTCGTCGTCATCGACGACAACCAGTAATGCCCTCCAAGGTCTCCATCGAGCCGAAGTCCCTTGCGGAGTTCGTGGAGGCCTGCCGCCAGTTCGCCGCGGGCATGAAGATCACCATGCGCGACGCCGTGCTCGAGCAGGCCATGCTTGCCTGCCAGGACGCGGCCAAGTTCACCCCTCCCCTCCCTCTCGGCGGAGGCAACGGCCTAAGCCCTGCCGCCCGCAAGGCAGGCCTCAACGCGGTCGCCGGCGACATCTCCAAGATTTTCACGGCGGCCAACGACCACAGCTCGAAGTCAGCACCCGGCCGTATCGTGAACCAGATTGCCTTCGCGGTTAAGTCTAACGACTTCGGCACGTTCAACCGTATCCTGAGCGGGGACAAGATTGGCGGCATGCTCGGCCAGCGCAGCATCCTCGCCAAGATCGCGGCGGACGGCGACCGCCAGCGGGCCTTCGCCAAGGCCAAGAACTTCCTGAACCGGGCAAGCCCCGTCAGGAGCGAGTACGGGACGCAGGGTTTCGTCTCTGAGCTGCGGCCTATCCACGACCAGCTCAAAGGCCGCTTCGGTGGTCGACTGAAGAAAGGCCAGCGGGCCGTCACCGCCAAGCTGCTCGTCGAGGACAAGAACACCTTGGCCGACTACATCCAGAACCGCCAGAAAGCGGTCGGTGCGGTCAAGTCCGGCTGGGCGACCTGCATGCGTGGACTGCCCCGCCCGAAGGACATGAACGGCCAGCAGGGCGAGCCTGGGGCGGAACTGCGCAAGGCCACTTGGATCACCTCTCACAGCTCCGTGGTCGGGACCAACACTACCAACTTTACCGACAAGGTCTGCGAGGTAATTATCAACAACAGCATCGGCAACATCAACAACATTGCCGACGAGGCCGGAGTGCTTGGCATCGTCTACGCAAACCGCGTCAAGCAGATGCCAGCCATGGTTCGTTACCGCATGCGCAAACCTGTCGACAAGTTTAACAAGAAATAACCCAATGGGAACACGCTCCATCCGCCATATCATCGAGGCCGTCGTCTCGGGATACCTCTCGACCCAGACGGGTCTGACTACCGTGCAGTTCCTGACCGGGGACAGCGCCGTCACGCAGACCCTTCCCAAGGCCATCGTCGTCTGCGACTCGGCCTCCGCCCCGCCCGACCTCCCCGAGGGTTTGGGCAACTACTCCTGCTCGGTCCGCATCACGCTCTTTTCCAACGCCGACGACACGACCCTCGCCCAGCACCGCGAACGCTGCGCCGCCCTGGCTGGCAACATGCGCGACCTGAGCGCCATCCAAGCGGCCTTTGTGACCGACGGCGACGCGTCCTGTTACGACGTCAGCATCCGATCGGAAGACGAAGGGGTCGACGAACGCTCCTGGGCGACGGCTTTCTCCTTCGACATCCTCGTCGTCCTGCCCCCCGCGTAAGGTTGCCAATAGGGGCATTTGTAAATGAGCGCTGTAAATACTGGAGTCACTTGTCTGTACGGCATCGGCGCGGGTCAGGTGGCCTCGCTCTACGTCCAGGGCTACTCGGTCGGTTCGTCCTTCAACAACACCGGCACCGTGGTCGACGAGTCCGGCGTGACCATCACCGCCCGTTATGACGACCGAAAGAGCGAACTGTCCGTCGACGGCATCGCCACGGCCACGTCCATCCCTCAGCTCGGCGCGACCATCTCCTTCACGGCCAAGACCGCCTCGGCTTACCCGGGCGGCTCCGCCTCGGTCAGCTTCTCTGGCGTGATCACCAAGGTAGACGATAAGGGCTCCTCCAAGGGCTTCGTTTCGGTGTCCATCACCGCCGAGTCTTACGAGGACATCTCTTACGGCGCCTAAGTCCAACTTGCCTTCGCCCCGAGAGGGCTAGACTGAAGGCATGGACAAGCGCTTCCTCGCGGCCTTCATCGACCCGGCACCTTTCGAGCTGCTGGGTCGCTCCTTGTACCCGTGGTGCCTCAAGTACCGCGTACGGCTGACGGCCTTCAACTCGCCCCTTATCGACGGGCACCGTGAGGTCACCCCTGCCGACCTGCTGTTCGCCTGTCAGGTATGCGCCGAGGAACCCCTGGGCGGTCCTCTCGGGTGGAAGGACAAGCTCCGTCTCGGTCGCCTGAACGATAACCCGGCCAAGTTCGAGCTACTGCTGCGGGCCTTCGCCGGCTACGTCCTGGTCGACGACTGGCCGAAGTTCTGGGAACAGTCCAAGGCCAAGAGCGGAAGCGGGACGAAGGGCGTGCCTTGGCCGCTGGCGATCGTGGCGAACCTCATCGCGTCGGGTATCCCCGAGAAGCGTGCGTGGGAAATGCCGGAGTGTCAGGCCATCTGGTACAACTCGGCGTTCGCCATCAGCAAGGGAGCCGAGGTCAGCATCATGTCGCCCGACGAGGAGGCCTATATCGAGGAGCAGACCAAGAAGATAGAGGAGCAGGTTGCCAAATCAGCAGAAGTGAAGACCCCCTAACATGGCAGGACAAGACCTCAGCATCAACATCAAGACAAACTCCGACGTCCCCCAGGCGATGGATAAGGCCAAGAGTGCGACCGTCTCATTCTCCAAGCAGGTCGAGGACATCCAGAAGAAGTTCAGCACCGGCTTCAAAGACATCTTCCTCGGCTTCACGGCCCCGATGGTGCTCCTTCAGAGCGCTATCAGCTTTATCGCTGCTTCCATTGAACAGGCAAAACGTGACGCCAAGGACGGCTTAGATTTGATTGCAAAAGGAGAAAGCCGATTTGCCACATCAGAGGAAGCAAAGGCAGCGGCATTCTTCAAACGTAAGAAGGAAATGGAAGACGAGAAGAAGCTCGTCGAGGCAGGTCGTACTGACATCACCAAACAGATCCTCGCAAACGAAGGAGGCATGTTCAAGGACTTCGAGCTTCCTGAACAATATGTCCGACAACTTCGCGAAGGCAGCACGACCATGGAAAAACTGTCAAAAGATAAGGACGTTCAACGTCTTGCCATGGAGTATTTCACAAGGACCGAAGCGGGACGAAAAATAAGCGACTCGCTCGGCATTGATACCGCGGAGGAAGGGAAGAAGGCCGGCACGTTCAAAGGACCGGAAGGCTTCTCCAACGTCGTCGGCGTCGGCGCCAACCCGGTCCTTGAGAAGATGACCCGCCAGAACGAGATCATGGAGGAAATCAAACTCATCCTCCAGGAGCAGTTCATCCTCAACCGTAACGGCAGCGTCCCGCAGCCCTTCACAGAACGCGTCCCGCTTACCATGCAGAAAGCGGGCCTAACCTAATCTATCATGGCCCTCGTACCCACAGGCGACAACCTAACGACCGACAAGATCCAGCCGGGCTGGACCTACGTCACCGACGGCTTTGGCCTGGTCACGGCCTCGGCGACCTACAAGCTCGACTGGGCGGCGAGCCCCGCCGCGCTCATCGCCCGCGGCACGGCATTCGGCTTCGCCGGCTTCACCTACCTGAAGGCTCATAAGGCGAGCGTCAGCCACGACTCGCTGCAATATCAGACCGTCAAGGTCGACTACGTCGGCATCGACCCGACCGTGAACGGCGGCGTCATGACCAACGCGAACACGTCTGTCGCTAACGGCCTGACGGCGGAGAACATCACCGCCCACCCTAACTTCTTCACCGCGGCATCCGGCTATGGCGGACTTCCCCTCGCAGGCCTTCCTTCGGACTTCGGCGGCGCATACGACGACTCGACCCTCGGGCCTCCCGTCACGGTCATCAATGCCACGACGGGCAAGCCCGTGGTCGTTCCCTCCTGCGAAGGTTACAACGGCGCCTGTTTCGAGACTGGCGCTGGCGGCCGCTTTATCGGCTTCGTCGACCCTGAGTATCCCGACATCTACGGAAAGACCCAGTACCTCGCCCGCACGACGACCTACTCGGGCACGATCTACACGACCAGCCAGAGCTACGTGCAGGCCCTTTACGCATTGCTCGGAACCGCCACGTCTTCGAACTCCTGGGGCATCTTCACGCTTATCCCGGCATGGGGACCGACTGGTGCCGGAACCTACGGCAACCAGAACCTTCTCTCGCAGGTCAACGTTGAGGAGTACGGTGCGCTCTACAAGGTGCTCTACGAGATCCGTTATTCCAAGGAAGGCTGGCCGCCTGATGTCTACCAGAACATCTAATCGCGCATGAGCATCCAACCCGGAACAGGCTATACGTTCACGGCCTCCAGCCAGGGGACGAACTTCGCCATCCAGACTCCTTGGTTTCCGTGGATGCTGCTCGGCGATACCTTCGAGTGTTCGCCGTACAAGGTGCATGACGTCGTCGAGATCACGGGCGAAGGAGGCACCTACGTCGTCTACCAGATTTGCCCCGGTACGTTCAACAATCTGGTCCCGCAGGTCTACGACGAAGTGAACGAGGTCTGGCAGTACCTGAACTCGCTGGCCGATACCGCCGAGCTCGCCCTGGACTTCGCCTCGAGCACGTCGTCCTATATCTATCTTCGCGTCGGCCCTTCTGGTGGCAACTTCCCTCCGACCTCACCAGCCGGCGGAACTAACGACCCATACCCCCGCATCTACTCGACCGGCACGGCGCTGCCTTCCGACTCTGACGACTTCGCGTACATCCTAATCGCTCAGGTCACGAACACGGCGGGCAACTATACGGTCACCCAATACGTCACAGGCTCACTCTGGGGCGACCGCGTGAAACTCGGCACCCTGACGGCGAAGTACTACTACGCCCGCATCTGATGGCCACGGCGATCGGAGGCTCTTCGTACTTCTCGACGTGGTCGGTCTGCCGTACGGCCATTGGGAACTGCTCTGACGGACTGACTGGCGGAGGCTCGCATAACCGTGTCTGGACCTCCGGGTTCAAGACCACTGAAGGCAACGGCTTCGTGCGCTGCGACGCCGAGGCACATATCGGCCTTTACTATACTTTCGTCAATTACATCGACGTGCCGCCGACCTTCTTCATGGAATACGCGGCACTCGCCATCGTCATCGACCAAGCCGAAGGGAACGAGCTCATTGGCGAGACGGTGACGGCGACAGGAGGTTCGTTTGCCATCACCGCGGACTACCTGACGGCGGCAGGCCAGACAGGAGTAGGCGTCTACCCGCTCACCGCCATCGGCAAACTGACGGCTTTCTGACCCCCTTTCCCTTCCCCTTGCCAATCTCGGCAGGGATAAGACCCGATGAGCTGCTCCAACACCGTAACCATCTCGCAGGGTAATACCTTCGCCTGCACGTTCACCTGGACGCCCGGAGCGACCGGCCCCGCTGACCTGCTCACGACGACCCTGACCTCGACCTTCGAGGATCGCGCCGGCAAGACCTACCCCCTCACCGTCACGACCGCCGTCGACGGCCTGTCCTTCACCGTCGTCTATGACGGCGACACCACGGACTGGACGCTCGGCCTCGGGAAGTGGGACATCAAGTTCGAGTTCAGCGCGACGAGCATCTCCCGCACCGAAATCTTCCGCGTCAACGTCATCGAGTCCGTCACCGCCTAAGCGCCGAACATGCCTGACGCGACGATCACTTCGACGGCTTCGACCTTCGGGACCATCTCCGGCACGTTCGCCGCGGACCAGTCCACCATCACGGGCACGGTCTACGCCATCACGGGCACGGTCAACGGTTCGGTCGGAGTCCCTGGCCCGCAAGGCCCCGCGGGAAGCCAAGGCCCGCAAGGCCCGCAAGGCGACCCCGGACCTGCTGGCGTCGGCGTTCCTTCGGGTGGCACGACTGGCCAGTTCCTCGCCAAGACCACCGGGGTCGACTACGCAACAGGCTGGACGACCCTCTCGCTCGCAGGCTATGCGACCGAGTCTTGGGTCACCGCTGGGTTTTATCCCCTCGTCGGCAACCCTTCCGGCTTCCTGACGAGCACGGCCCTGACGCCCTACCTCCAGAAGGCTGGCGGCACCATCACCGGGGACATCCAGTCGTCGAACAACTCCGCCTACCGCAGCTGGGACGGCGCCTACAACACGACCGTCCTGAAGGGCGACTACCTTCAGCTGACGAACAGCGACATTGGCGGCAACTCCCTGACGATCGAATGGAACGGCATCACGTTCCCCTCGGGCAAGCAAACGGTGCACTACCCTGGCACCAGCATCCTCTCGGGCTACGCCACCGAGTCGTGGGTCACCGCCGGGTTCTACCCGCTGGACTCAAATCCTGCGGGCTACCTGACGAGCGCCAGCATCGCCGGTCTCGCCCCCATCAATTCCCCGGTCTTCACAGGAGACCCTCAAGCCCCGACCGCAGCCCTTGGCGATAACGACACCTCTCTGGCGACCACGGCCTTCGTCCAGCAGGAACTCGCCTCTGGCACGGCTGTCGCCAAGAACCTCGAAGTCGATGTCCGCAATCAGTCCGGCTCGACCATCCCTGCTGGCGCCATCGTCTACATCAGCGGAGCGACCGGGAACAAGCCACTGATCACGCTCGCCCAGGCTAATAACGACGCGAACTCCGCCCAGACCTTCGGCTTCGTCAAGGCGGCCATCGCGAACAACGGCTTCGGCTATGTCATCGTCCGCGGCGAACTCGAGAACATCGACACCTCCTCGCTGACCGAAGGCCAGCAGCTCTACCTGTCGCCCTCGACCGCGGGAACCTGGACGACCACCAAGCCCTCCGCTCCTCAGCATCTCGTCTACGTCGGCATCGTCGTGCGCTCGCACCCGACGCAGGGCACCATCCTCGTCGCCATCCAGAACGGCTACGAGCTCGACGAGATCCATGACGTCGCTATCGCCAGCAAGGCCGACAGCGACCTGCTGGCCTACGACTCCGCGACTACCCTCTGGAAGAACAAGTCCTTCTCGACGCTCGACCTTGCTACGCAGTCTTGGGTCGATGCCCAGGGATACCTGCAAGCGGGCGCCCTGACCGGGTACGCCCTTGAGTCGTGGGTGACCTCCGGCTTCTACCCGCTCACCGGCAACCCTTCGGGCTTCCTCACGTCGTCGGCGCTCTCGCCGTACCTGACCTCGGCGACAGCGGCATCGACCTATCAGACCCTGTCTGGGATGTCTTCGTACCTCACGACCGCCAGCGCCGCGAGCACCTACCAGACTCAGGCCGGCATGAGCTCGTACCTGACGACCTCGGCGGCCGCTTCGACCTACCAGACCTTGTCTGGGATGTCTTCGTACCTGACGACCTCGGCTGCTGCCTCGACCTACGCTCCGCTGGCAAGTCCGACCTTCACAGGCACGGTCACCATTCCTGCAGGTGCCTCCATCTCTGGCTATGCGACGACGTCTTCGTTGTCTTCCTATGCTCCCCTGGCTTCCCCGGCCTTGACTGGAACCCCGACCTCGACGACCGCCGCAGCTGATACGAACACGACCCAGATCGCGACCACGGCCTTCGTCGTCGGTCAGGCTTCTTCGACGGCCCCTGTTGTCGACGGCACGGCCACGGTCGGCACCTCGCTCAAGTACGCCCGCGCCGATCACGTCCATCCGACGGACACCAGCCGTGCGCCGCTGGCTTCCCCTGGACTGACCGGGACGCCGACTGCCCCGACCGCAGCGGCTGACACAAACACCACGCAGCTCGCTACGACCGCTTTCGTCGTCGGTCAGGCTGGTTCGGCGACCCCGCTGATGGACAACGGTACGGCTGTCATCGGCACCTCCCTCCGATACGCCCGACAGGACCACGTCCATCCGACCGATACGTCCCGCGCCCCGCTGGCAAGTCCGACGTTCACCGGCACGGTGACCATCCCCGCTGGCGCCAGCATCTCTGGCTTCGCTCCCCTTGCTGGCCCGACCTTCACCGGAGTCCCTTCTGCGCCGACGGCTGCGGTCGATACGAACACCACTCAACTCGCGACCACGGCTTACGTCGTCGGCCAAGGCTACCTCAAGTCCGCCACGGCGTCGAGCACCTATGCCCCGCTGGCCTCGCCTTCGCTGACTGGCGTCCCACTTGCCCCGACCGCCACGGCAGGCACGAACACCACGCAGATCGCGACTACGGCTTTCGTTACCGCCGCCGTCCCGGCCTTCGCGGCCACCGCTGACATCAACTCGCCGTCCAGCACGACGAAGGTGATGAGCCCGAGCAATGTGGTCGACATGATCCTAAACGCCAACTTCCAGATGCTGTATTATGGCGCTGGCGTTTCTGCGAGCTCTGGTTCCGGAGCGGGATTCGGAAACAATGGCGGACGATGGCACGACCTTGCTTCTCCCAGCGCAGCCATCACCGGATACGGTGGCTGGTCTTTTGATACCAATGCAAGCAGCGTAGGTCTTGTAGGAACTAATCGAGGGGCTAATCCTATCTCGAAAAATTGGGCAAAGAAAATCTGGATGGCCGGACGTTGCTCTCTTGGCAACTATCCCAACTCTACCCTGGACGGCGATGCCAATACCTTCTTCCGGATCGGACTTGGAGGCAAGAACAGCATCGTCAACGGAGACATTCTTTCCACGCAGAACGGCATCGGGTTCAAACTGCCAGGAGGCGGAGCCTCTGCGCTTATCCTTCAAGTGTCGAATGGCACCACCGTAACCAGCGTCACTAGTTCCTTCACGCCTACCGCTCGTCAGGTCTTCGACTGGAAGATCTACAGCGACGGAGCCGGAAACGTGACGCTGTATGTCAATGACTCTCAGGTCGCTACCACCACGGCAGGACCTACGTCCACGCAAAACTATGGTCTCTACTATGAGATCGCAGATTCGAACGGCTCAAACGCTAAACAGCTTCTATGCAGCTCGTTCGGAACTAAAATCTACTATTCGACCTAATGGCATACTCTTACAAAATCACTATGCTGCTTAGCAAGATGGACAATTCGATTTGTCCTCCTGCTTTTCTTTCTACGGTTTTCCCTGCGTTCAACGGCGAACCTGTGACGGCAAGCGAATCTGAATGTATCGTCACATTCGCGAATCCGCAGACGCCTGCCGACCTCGGCCCGCTTGTACGCGTCCAGATTGTCGACACCCCTCCCGAGCACGTCCTACCATGATCGCCTACCTCCTCTGCATCGCCGTCGGCTTCGCGGGCGGCTTCATCGCCGGACTGAAGAACGCCTCCTCCGCCAAGGTCGAGAAGGCCAAGTCCATCCTCGACGTCCTCAAGGGCCGCTGACACCGTGCGCACGCTCCTGGCCATCTGCGTAACGCTCCTGGCTGGGTGCTCGTCCCGCCCCGCCGCCCTGCCTGAGCAGCCGAACGCCCCGACCTCCGAGGGCATCGT